TCACCGCAAGCCCAATGGAAAGCCCTTAAAGATAGAAGAGCAACGAGAAAAAGCTACTTCGGCTATGATTTTAAACGCTATTGAAAGCCTCTTTAAAGGGCGTATCAAAAATCCATTATATAAAGGGAAAAAGGTGGAGATATGGAAAAACATTAGCGAGGCTGTCAATACGTTGAACCCCGAACGTTGGCACTTTGACCTGCCGAATAACCCAAGAAGCCTGCAACGCAAATATAACCAGTATCTCAGTGAGGGCTACTATGCTTTTATCCACAAAGGTGAGGGTTCGGATAACGCCAAGGTTGTGACAGAAGTAATGGAAAGGCTTTTTATCTCTATTTGCTGTATGCCAAATAAACCCTATATGAGTTCGGTATATGATATTTATAGACAGTTCCTTTATGGTGAGATAGAAATCTTTGACAAAGCTACTGGAGAGTTATTTAATGTGGAGCAGGACTTTTGCGACGAGCATGGGAATATAGTAGAAGTCTCTGAAAGTACCGTGAAACTATGGCTAAACAAACCCGAAAATCAGTTGGTTATCAAGAAAGCCCGCAATGGAGAATATGACTTTAGCCACAAGGAACGCCCACACGTGAATCGTCATGCACCTCTCTACTCTATGAGTAAGATTACACTGGATGACCGAGACCTAATGCATACCAAGCTACCTAATGGGGATAAAGTAATGGCTTACTATGCTTACGACGTGATGAGTACTGCCTGTATTGGTATTGCACACAGCAAAAAGAAAGACAACGAATTATTCTTGGACTGCTTCCGCTCTATGTTCCGCTTTACGGCTCAGTATGGTTTAGGTACTCCAATGCAGATAGAAGTAGAGCGACACCTTACAGGCGAACACGTGGACGGACTACTCAAAGCCAATAACATTTTCCCTTTTGTACGCTTCTGTAACCCAACGAACTCGCAAGAGAAGTATGCCGAGACGATGATACGAGGTAAGAAGTATGGGATAGAGAAAGACAGACACCAAAATGTAGGGCGACACTATGCAAAATTGGACAGCAACCGAGTAACTACCCAAAAGATATTTGACGAGTTCAACAATAACTACAAGGAGGCTAAGGCTACCTACGAAGAAATAGTAGCCTCGGAAATGGAAGAGCAAACCCTCTATAACAATGAGCTACACCCCGACCAAGAGCGGTTCCCCGAAAGACACGTTTGCAGGTGTTTTTAGAGAATGTAAATCCGAACCTACCGAAACTCAACCGAGCCCTCTTAGCGCAATATATAGGCAGATGTGTGCCTACAACAATACGCAGGAATCAATACGTAACGGTGCAATATCAAAAATACCAATTGCCTAACCCACAGGTTATTTCCTTGCTCTCTTCCTATGAGGTACAAGCGTATTACCTGCCTAATGAGGAGGGTGTAGAAGAGGTGTATTTGTACCAAGAAAACCAGTTCCTATGCGAGTGTAAGCGCCTTAAATCCTTTAACCGAGCCAATGCTGAATGGACAGAAGAGGACAAGGAGATATACCAAGAGCAAATGCATTACATCAAGCAGTTTGACCAATATACCAAAGAAAAAACCGCTGAAAAGCTCTCAAAGGTAGGCATGCTTTCGGTGGAGAAAAAGACACAAAAAGTAGCCACTTCTGCCCCTATTGTAGCCTATGAGGAGCAACCCACTACTAACTACAAAGCCTATCAGAAAACGAAAACAGAAACAATAAATAAAGCCTTATTAGACCTATGATCACAACAGAACTTAAAGAGAAAATCATTTTGGCGATTGCCGAAAACAGAAAGAACTACCAATCCGATAGCAAGCACGCACAGAGCTTGGGGATTAATACAGCACAGTACAGCCGTGTCAAGAAAGGCGAATTGGAGGGCGTGCTTAGCGATGCTAATTGGGTCAGCATAGCCCGCAGGCTTCAAGTACAACTCAAGGACGAACACCCTTGGGTTACGGTAGAAACAGAGACCTTCCAATACATCTACCTACAACTTTCAACCTGCCAAGCGCGCTCCATCTCGGCTATCCTATGTGATAGGGCAGGAATTGGCAAGACACATACTGCCAAGGTATATGTCAGCAAGAACAAGAATGCAGTGTATATAGACTGCTCACAAGTGAAGACCAAACAGAAACTCATTCGCAAGATCGCCCAAGAGTTTGGTATTGCCCATACAGGGCGCTATGCGGATGTATATGAGGACTTGGTATTCTATGTAAAACAATTGGAAAACCCACTTATCATCTTGGACGAAGCAGGAGACTTGGAGTACCACGCTTTCCTTGAACTCAAAAGCCTATGGAATGCAACCGAGTACGCTTGTGGTTGGTATATGATGGGTGCCGACGGCTTACAGGCAAAGATAGACCGAAACAAGGACATCAAAAAAGTAGGATATGCAGAGATATTTGACCGCTACGGCTCCAAGTATAGCCGTGTAAGCCCTGCCCAAGACAACGAAGCTATTACAGCTTTCCTCTTGGGACAAATAGCTCAGATAGGCGAAGCAAACGGCTCTACCTTTACTCCCGAACAACTATTTGCGCGTACCAAGGGAAGTCTTAGAAAAGTACGTACCGAAATAGAAAAAGTGCGAGCCGCAGAGGCGATTAATAACTAATAACTAATGATAGATAACAAAGTAACGATACCAAGGGCTTACACCTATGAGGACTTGGCGAGAAAGAAATATAAGACTTTACCCCTATCGGAGCCTTGGCATACCCACTTAGGAGAGATAGAGCGAGCGGGAAGTATCCTTATCTATGGAGATTCGGGGCACGGAAAGACAACTTATGCACTGCAATTGATGCGAGAGTTATGCCTTGGAGAAAAGGTATTATACAACTCTTTGGAAGAGTGCGGAAGCCTTTCATTGCTTACTAACTTGGAGCGTACAGGGCTTAAACAGTACAAAAATAGATATTTGGTGTGTGGAGAGCCTTTGGACAAGCTTATACAACGCCTTAGTCGCCCACAGCAACCCAAGATAGTCTTTATAGACAGCGTGCAGGCTTGTTTTAGAGGTCAAAAGGCAGCAGCTTATCACGAACTTATTCGGCAATTTCCTCAAACCCTCTTTATCGGAATCTCGCAAATGAGTAAGGGAATGCCCAAGGGAGCTGTAGCGGAGGAGTTTTACTGGTTTTGCCAAGATAGAATCTTAGTAAAAGACTTCAAGGCATATATAGACAAGACACGAACAGGAGGTAATGAATTAGAGCCTTACATCATCTCCGAAAGCAAAGCAGGGGAAAGAGAATTGAAAATGATTAGATAATAGATAATAAAATATGGGAACTATAGAGAAACAAAAGACATTTAGGCATTGCCTGCTGTACTACTTGGATTGTAGTTATAGGCAATATGAAGCGCTCAAGTATGGGTACTTTCTTACTTGGTGTGAGCATGTGAATAGAAAAAAACGAATAGTGAAAAGATTAGAACGCTTAACGGGTAATGACTATCTCAATAATTGGTTTGATGATCAATGGTACTACTTGGTAGAGTGTAGTATAGAGAGGTATTACGGCAAGGCTCTTAGAGAGGGCGTCTTTGACAAGGCAGATGTAGAGCTGATGATTACCCTTTCGGTAGATGACATCTTTAGGGTATATCCAAAGACAATACTACAGCTAATAGAAAAGAGTGAAAAACGAAAAATAACAGTTGATGAAACAGCTATATATGGAAGTGCTCAGGCTTGACAACTTCTTACAGGCCTTGACAGCAGAAGAGCGTACCATGATACATCAGTATCATGCTGGATACAGGAAAAGTGTACCAATAGTGGTACTGACCATCTACGAATGGATACGAGAAAACAACTGGGAGTCTCCTTATCTTAGGTACGATCAGGACAGGGTGCTGATGTGGTATAACGAAGACAAAAAGGGATGGGAACCAATAGAGACTCACGAACTATTCAAAGCAAAAGTAGAACGATAATTTAAAAAAAAGACAATAAAATGAAAGTTATTAAGGATTTAAACGTAACAGTTACCTATACGGTAGGACTTGGAGAGGTAGAAGTACCTGATAAAGTTTTTGAGCAGTTAAAAAAGATGTTTGATATTGATATCTCCATTGGTGTAAGTCATCCACAAGAATATGAAGATGCTTTTGAGTGGTTCACTAATAATATAAGTGAGGATGATGCTATGGTTTGGAGTTATGAAGTAGAAATAGACGAATAATAACAATTAAAAAAGATAATAAAATGAGTGTAGATTTATCACAGATGAGTGCTGAGGACTTAAAGAAGTTACAAGAGCAACTCAAAGAGAAGCAAAGAGCAGAGAAATTAGCCAAACAACAGAGCAGACAGACACTTTTGGAGCTTGAAGCAGAATTAGTAGATGATAACATTGGGTTCTGCCTTTCGCAACGGGAGGATGTAGAGGATTTGGTAGCGAAACTCTTCCAAGAGGCGAAGACTATCATAGCTCTCCGTGCCGAGCTATACGGCACTCAGAAAGAGGAACAGGATTCGCATACCTTTACCAAAGCAGATGGGTCAGCGAGTATCCGTATAGGTTGGAATGTACGCCCTGCCTTTAATGGTACAGAGAGCGAAGGACTTAAGAAGATAAAAACCTATATGTCTTCCTTGGC